AGATTAAGGCAAGATTCAAAATGCCCCCCCGTCTAACAATTTATGGGGTAGTGTTATTATTATACATCTCACACACACGGGTGACACCCCCGTACCCCCTTGCCTTACACCCCCTAGACAATGTAAAAAAAATATAAAATGGGAGTATTACAAATGGCAGGCAAGGCATTACGCAGGCGAATACTAGCCGACATCTCTAAGCAAGGCGGAGCAGATTACCTGTTTGACCAGCTCGCCTCTGGCAAAACACTTACTAAGCTTGCTGCTGAGTATGAGTGCAGCCGTGAGTATTTCAGCAAGTCCATCCACGCTATCCCAGAATATGCTTCTGCCGTGTCAAAGGCGCGGCAAGCTGCGGCAGACGCGTTGGTTGAGCAGGGCTTGGAGATGGTTGACGCGTTAGGCGGCGACAGTTCTACGTCGGAGATTGCTGCCACACGCGAAAAGGTTCAGTGGCGCAAGTTTATGGCTGGCTCATACAATCAGGAGCGATACGGCAATCGGCCTCAAACAAACCTGACCATATCTGTGAGCGACATGCACTTAGACGCCTTGCGCAAAGTTAATTCTGATCTTGACGCAATTGATAAGTTTGACCGCGAGCGCGAGGAATTGGCCATTGACGCTGAGTGTGAGGATGTCACAAATGAATAACGCCAACCCTTTGGAGGAGTTTGTGCTGCGCTACCGCGACGACCCGGTTTTGTTTGTGCAGGAAGTTTTAGGCGCTACTCCTTACGATTATCAGGCTGAGTTCTTGGACGCTTTAGCTGCTGGCGAGCGTAAGATGTCTGTGCGGTCTGGCCACGGTACTGGCAAGTCAACAACGGCGTCTTGGGCTATGCTTTGGTATGTTTTGCTGCGCTTCCCCAATAAAGTTGTGGTTACGGCACCCACGTCCGGCCAGTTGTTTGATGCTTTGTTTGCCGAGCTTAAGCGTTGGATTAATGAGCTGCCGGATCAGCTTAAGGTTTTGTTGACGGTTAAGTCCGACCGGGTTGAGCTGACTGCGGCCCCGGCTGAAGCTTTTATTTCGGCTAGAACGTCACGCGCTGAGACGCCCGAAGCACTTGCCGGGGTACACTCTGCAAATGTGCTGTTGGTTGTAGACGAGGCTTCTGGTGTGCCTGAGAAGGTGTTTGAGGCTGCCGCGGGTTCTATGTCGGGTCACGCTGCGACTACGATATTGTTATCCAACCCCACCCGGTCTAGTGGTACGTTTTTTGAAAGCCAGACAAGACTTAAAAATACTTGGTGGACACGGCGTTGGTCGTGCGTGGATAGCCCGCTTGTGTCTGACGAGTTTGTTGACGAGATGCGTGCGAGATACGGTGAGGATAGCAATGCTTTTCGCATTCGTGTGTTGGGCGAGTTTCCCATGGCGGATGATGACACGATTATTCCGTTTCATTTAGTTGAAAGCGCTATTCGCCGTGATATTGAGGTTACGCCTGACGCAAAGCCTATTTGGGGTTTAGACGTGGCTCGGTTTGGGGCTGACAAAACTGCGTTGTGTAAGCGGTATGGCAATGTTGTGACTGAGATTACGTCCTGGCAGGGCTTAGATTTGATGCAGACAGTTGGGCGAGTTATGGCCGAATACGAAGGCTTGCAGCCTTCTATGCGCCCTAAGGAGATACTAGTTGATAGCATTGGCGTTGGCGGCGGTGTTGTTGACAGGTTGCGTGAGTTGGGCGCGCCTGTTCGCGGGATTAATGTTGGTGAGTCACCAGCGATGGGTAATACTTATATGAATTTGCGGGCTGAGCTTTGGTTTAAAACTAAGGGTTGGTTGGAAGATAGGTCGTGCAAGCTGCCCAATGATGATCAATTGCTGGCCGAGTTAACGGGCATACGTTACGGCTTTACGCCGGGGGGAAAGATGAAAGCTGAGAGTAAAGATGAGATGCGCAAGCGTGGTTTAAAATCGCCTGACCTTGCCGATGCTTTGTGTTTAACTATGGCGTCTGACGCTGCGACGGCTTTATCTGGCGCGATGTCAAGTTGGAAAACGGCCATAAAACGTAATTTAAAAGGTATTGCATGAAGCAAATTCCGTTTTACAAGTTGTCGCCTAAACTAAAGAATATACGCATGAACAACTGGATTAAACAGTATATTGGACGGGGCTTATCTTTAGAGGATGCTCAGCATGCTGCGCGTTGGCGGGCAGGGCATTGGAAGTTGTCAGACCGCATGGAAAAAGTTATGGCTGACATTAAGGATATATGATATTGCGGGTAATACCCCTTCCGTGGCCTTTGTAAAATAAATGTGCTACTGTGTAAAAAGGATTGATAATATTAAACCATGTAAAGGTTGCCCAACCCCCGCCGCTTTCAAGCGCGCTGGCACTTGTTTGGCAAAAAAATACGGGAAGTAAGCATTATGGGTATTTTAGATTTTCTTGGAGATTTATCGTCTAAGCGCAGCAAAGAGCTTGGGCTTGGCGGCTTGCAGTCTTTGTTAGGAACGCGCGGAGCAGCGCAAGCTGGCGCCACTGGCGATGAGATGATGAAGATTACCGGAGGCGATAGCTTGCCGGGTTATTATGATCCAAATACTCGCGAGTATGTGCCTTGGTACGTTGATTTATTTGACGGCGGTGGTTTTAATTCTGCTGGCGGTGCAATCTCTGCTGAGCAGCCTAAGGGTATTATGGACGTAGCTGCTAAAGGGCCAAGTATTGCTCAAAAAGAATTAATGGGCGGTGGTAATATTGAGCTTTCTGACATGGAGAGATTAAATCGTATGTCAGGCAGTGACCCGCGAAATATGGGCGGTGGTAATATTGAGCTTTCTGACATGGAAAGATTAAATCGTATGCCGGGCAGTGACCCGCGAAATATGGGCGGTGCTTCTGGTTACGGTCAGACTGGTGTAAGTCCGCTTGACCCATTTGGCGGAGCTGGTCCAACTATACCTGTACCTACTGCAACCGATCCTTTTAACGTGCCGTTTGCGGATTTTTCTTCCGCGCCTATGGGCGTTGATGAGCGTAATCTTGGTGGTGCGGTTCTAGCTGCAGAATACCAAAAATTTGTTCAGTATTTAACAAAAGCAGGTGGCTTTGAGCGTGAGCTACAAGACCCCGAATGGCTTTTACGCACATTTCAAGATGGTAAAGCAAAAGGTAGGTTATAATTAATGGCAATAACAACTTACGCAGAGCTAAAATCTAGCATTGCAGACTTTCTTAACCGCGATGACTTAACCGCCATTGCTGGCGATTTCGTCACGCTGGCTGAGGCTGGAATGCAACGTCAGGTCCGTCACTGGCGGCAAGAGAAGCGCAGCACGGCAACAATTGACACGCAATATAGCGCGATACCTGCTGACTTCCTTGAGGACATCCGGTTTTACATTACATCCGGCACGACTAGCCCGCTTGAGAAGATTAGTCAGTTCCAGTTGATTGAGCGTAAATTTACCTCATCTAACGCTGCTGGCGTTCCACGTTATTATGCTTTGACTGCTGGCGAGTTAGAAGTTTATCCAAGACCAAACGGCGATTACACGGTTGAACTTTATTACTACTCGCGCATTCCAGAGTTAAGCGATAGCGTGACGACTAACTGGTTGCTGGAATATTTCCCTGACGCATACTTGTATGGGTCTTTAATTCACTCTGCTCCTTACTTAAAAGAGGATGCACGTTTGACTACTTGGGCGGCTTTGTATCAAAGTGCAATTGATGCTATAAACGAGTCAGGTGATGCAGCTAAATTTGGCGGATCAGGCCGTCGCATGAAAATAAAGGCGTACTAATATGAGTTTTTCTAATGAATTTGAAACCAGAGTTTTAACTTATGTTTTCACAACGAGCAGCACAACGCGCCCAACTCAGTGGCATATTGCGCTTTACACTGGCGCGCCATCTGACCCCGGCGGCGGAACTGAAGTATCTGGCGGCGGTTATGTCCGAAGGGCTGTTGCGTTTGCCGTTTCTGGCAACACTGCCTCAAACAATGCTGCGATTGAGTGGCCAGTTGCCACGGCGAGTTATGGCACCGTTACGCACGTCGGTGTTTTTGACGCTGCAAGCAGCGGCAACTTAATTGCTTACGCGGCGTTAACAGCTAGTAAAGCAATTGCTACTGGCGATGTATTTAGGCTCCCATCTGGTGACCTTGACGTTACACTCGACTAATGGCTGAGTATCGCAGCGGCTACGGCAGGGCTACATACGGCTCGTATAACTACGGGCTGGATGGCTTTGTCACTGACGGCGCTGGCACAATTATTATTACGACTACTACCGCTGCCGCTTCGGTTCGCGTTAGATTAACTGCGTCTATTATTGTTGGCGTTTCTTCCACATCATCTGAAGCTATTCGGGTTCGTGAGGCATCTGCGTCCAGCACGGCTTCCGCTACAACTGCATCTTCTGCCCAGCGAGTGCGTAACGGCGTTGGCGTTTCTGCTTGTGCTGCAACAACAACTGCTTCTTGCGTTCGTAAGCGCAATGCTGCTGGTACAGTTACTGCTGCGGCAACTGTTAGCTCTAGTGCAGTTCGCGTTAAGCCTACCTCTGCGACAGTATCTGCTGTTTGCAGTACATCTGCCAGGGCTGAAGCAATATACAGCAGTAGTGCTGACATTGTTTGCGTTATAACATCTGTGGCAACGTGCAACCGGGTTCAGTCGGATAGTGCTTTAATTGTCACTGTTTTAAGTACGACTTGCAGTGCTGTTAAAAAATGGGAGCCAATCCCTGACACACCTGAAACTTGGACTGATGTTGCCCCCGCAGAGAAAATATGGCAATATGCCCCTAACGCATCTGGTAACTGGACTGCGCTTTCCCCAAATTAACGGAATAAAGCGCTGTTTTAGGCAACTGTACAACTCTGGCTAACGCCGAATAGGAGAATAACATGGCTGATACAACGACAACGGCATATAGTTTAACCAAACCAGAAGTTGGTGCTTCCGAAGACACTTGGGGTGCAAAGATCAACACTGATTTGGATAACTTAGACACAATTGTAAATGCGATTGGCGGCAAAACTGCTGCTGCTACGTTGTCTTTTGCGAATGCGGCCAAGGTTGTGACGACTGCCGCAGGTGCTAACATCACGGGTACTGTCACGGCAACAGGCACTTCAGTATTTGCTTCATTGGACATCTCTGGTGACATAGACGTAGACGGTACAACAAACCTAGACATTGTGGACGTTGATGGTGCAGCTAACTTTGCAGCAAACGTAACTATTGCAGCTGGTGCTGACCTTATTACTGCTTCAGCAGGAGACGACAATGTTTGTATAGGTTTAGACGCAGGTGACTCAATAGCATCAGGTGGAAATCGCAATATTGTAATAGGAAGAAATGCAGGTACTGCGATTACGACTGGTGATTCTAATGTTGCTATCGGTTTTGACGCTCTTAAAACTGAAGATGCTAACGGAAATAACGTAGCGATTGGAGCATCCGCTTTAGCTACTCAAAACGCAGGAGCAGATGGCTACAACGTAGCAGTTGGTTATAACACAGGAATAGCAGTCACCACAGGTTTAAGAAATACCCTCATAGGTGCTAATGCAGGTGATGCTTTAACTGACGCAGATGATAACGTAGGTGTAGGACATAACGCTTTAGGCGGGAATACCATAGGTTCAAAAAGTGTAGCTATAGGTAAGGATGCTTTAGAAAGTCAAAACCCTGCTACTGCTGTTGCTATGTATAACGTAGCAGTCGGGGATAGTGCAGGAATAGCAGTCACCACAGGCGTACAGAACACCCTAATCGGGGGCCAAGCTGGAGATGCACTCACTAGTGGTAGTGGTAATGTTGTAATGGGCTACAATGCGTTTAGTGCAGAAGATACTGGTAGTAATCACGTTGCCATAGGTAAATCAGCATTAGCTGCTTTAAATATAGGCGGTAACAGTAACGTAGCCGTAGGCTTAAATGCATTAGCTGCAAATGTCTCTGGTGGAAGGAATACTGCTATTGGAACAAATACTCTTGCTGCTCAGAATACATCAGGAGGAGCAGCAGATACTTATAACACGGCTATTGGAGATAGTGCAGGAATAGCAGTCACCACAGGCGTAAGAAATACGTTGGTTGGAGGAACCACAGGACAAGGTTTAACCACAGGCGGTAATAATGTTGCTATGGGTTATGGTGCGCTTTATACAGATGATGTAGGAAGCAATAATGTTGCTATAGGTGTTTCCGCACTACAAAATCAAAACACTTCTACCGCTGCAAACAATTACAATACAGCAGTAGGATCACAAGCAGGTCTATCAATCACCACAGGTTTACGAAATGTCTTAATAGGTGGTCTAACAGGAGATGGACTTACAGATGCTGATGATAACACAGCTTTGGGTATGGATGCACTTAGCACAGATACATTAGGTAGTAAATCAACCGCAGTAGGTAAAGGTGCTTTAAATGTTCAAAACTTCACTACAGCGACAGATACTCACAATACCGCAGTTGGTTATAACGCAGGAACAGCAGTCACAACTGGCATAAGAAACACCATTATGGGGGGCGAAGCTGGAGACGCTCTTACTGATGCAGATGATAACACAGCAATAGGATCATTAGCACTTAGTGCAGATACTCTTGGTAGCAAGTCTACGGCTATAGGTAGAGGCGCATTAAAAGTTCAAAACTTTACTACTGCTACAGATACTCACAATACCGCAGTTGGTTATTCCACAGGTGAGAGAGTCACAACGGGTAGATTTAATGATCTATTTGGTAGTTTAGCAGGAGATGCTCTAACAGTTGGAGGTTCTAACGTTGCTATGGGTCATGCCGCATTGAGTACAGATACGGCGGGTAGTCAATCTGTAGCAATAGGCACAGGTGCTTTAAATGCTCAAAACTTTACTACAGCTACAGATGCTCACAACGTAGCTGTTGGTAGGTCTGCGGGATTATCAGTCACAACTGGCAAAAGAAACACAATCATGGGTAGCGAAGCTGGAGATGCTTTAACTGATGCTGATTTTAATGTAGCAATAGGATCATTAGCATTAAGTGCCGATACCTTGGGCAGCAGGTCGGTGGCTATTGGTACTTCAGCTTTGCGTAGTCAAAACTTTACTACAGCTACAAATACTTTCAACACTGCTGTGGGACATGATGCAGGGCAATTAATCACAACTGGCATAAAAAATACCCTAATCGGGGCGCTTTGTGGTGACAACCTTACCACAGGCGATTTATGCACTAAAGTTGGGTACAACCTGAACGAAAGTGCTGTTGGTATAGATAACGAAATTATGATAGGTACTAACATTACGGGAGCTGGGGCTAACACCATACGTTTAGGTAATGCGGCAGGTAATGCAACACTTAACTTTGACGGTTCAGACACATCATGGGCAGCGGCCTCCGACTCAAGACTTAAAAAGGAGGTAGTTAATTCTACTGTAGGTTTAAACTTTATTAAAGATTTACGCTCTGTTACATTTAAGTGGAATGCTAAAAATGCTATTGAAAATAGTTTACCTCAATATGACTCTACTTCTTCGGAGCCTGTGTTTGGAGAAGGTAAAGCTCATCATGGATTTATAGCTCAAGAAGTCAAAGCTGTTATTAATTCACACTCTGATGTTGTTGATGGTCACAATCTTTGGAGTGAAGACCCTGATGGAACACAACAAATATCGCAAGGTGCATTAGTACCTATGCTAGTCAAAGCCATCCAAGAACTCTCCGCAAAGAACGATGCCTTGGCAGCCCGTATCACAGCCCTAGAAGGTTAAACATGGAACTAATACCACGCCACTTTCCAAACGTAGGTGTAGTTGAGGCACAGCTACCAGAAGACGTGACGAAAGATATATGGAAGGTTATCAAGAAGGCACGGAAAAATCCTGATAACATGAAGGGTGAGCTTGCTGGCAACATAAGCTCATCCATCAGGCTGGACTCTAGCTCACCGCTGCTTGAGAAGTTTATCACTGAGGTAATACCCTCGTTCATGGATAGCCACATACAGAACTATGGCGCACCTTGGAGAGCAGTTATGAAGGAGGGCGAAGGGTTTAACCTTGAGAGCCTCTGGGTTAACTTCCAGAAGCAACATGAGTTCAATCCACCTCATGATCACAGTGGCGTGTTTAGCTTTGTAATCTGGATGCAGATACCTACGTCCTACGCAGAGCAACGCAAGCTACCTGTATGCGCTGAATCAAATGCAGATAATCACATCAGCAACTTCGCATTCAGCTACACTAATACGTTAGGCAAGGTATCTACCTTTGCGTATAACATGGAGAAAGAAGCGGAAGGTTATATGGTTATGTTTCCCTCGCAGATGCTCCATCAGGTTTTCCCATTCTACGAGAATGACGGAGAAAGAATATCAATCTCAGGCAATGTTAATATTGCTCCATTAAAAGGATAAAAGAAAATGGCAAGAGACGCAGCACAAATCGCACAGGATCACTCAGCATTGCTGGGCAGTGTGTCAGTAATTACTAACGTGATTGATGATAGCAATGAGTTCTGTAACGACTTAGACTTAGCAGGAAAGAAAGAGCGTGTAGCTCGTAGCAATGGCTATCTGGTACACATGAAGGCGCTAGACGATTGGGGCAGCGAGAGCTTTACTGCAATAGACGCAGCTATATCTGCAGCTAATACTTTTGCTAACTCTTAAACTTAAAGATGCGTAAGTGTTAAACTAAATCTAAATACAGCATCAGGGTGGCTAGCGCCGCCCTTTTGCTTATTTGATTTAATGTGTTATGTTGGCGTAACGCGATAAAACGAGCGAGGCTTAAATGGCGCTGATTGATCTTAACATTCCGGCTGGCGTTTATCGCAACGGAACTGACCTTCAAAGCATGGGCCGCTGGCATGATGCGAGTTTAATTCGTTGGGGTGACGGCGTTATGCGGCCAATCGGCGGATGGCGCTTGCGTTCTTCAACAGCGGCTAACGCAATCTTGCGAGGCATGTTAACTTGGATTGACAACAGTGATAACCGTTGGATTGCGTCTGGAACATACAACAAACTTTACGTCTGGGTCGCATCAGGTGTCCGACACGACATTACGCCCGCCGGGCTAACCGCTGGCCGCGTTGATGCCGTTTCGTTTACTGGCTATGGCGGCTCTAACTTTGGATCATACGCTTACGGCATTGCCCGACCTGACACCGTTAAGATTGATCCGGCCACAAGCTGGGATTTAGAGTCTTGGGGCGAGTATCTGCTGGCCTGCAACGAAGATGACGGAAAGATTTATCAGTGGCAGCTAAACACCGGCGTTGTTGCGGCCGTGCTGTCTAACGCCCCAACATCCAATCGCGGAATTGTTGTAACTGAGGAGCGTTTCTTGTTTGCTCTTGGCGCTGGAGGCAACCCCCGCAAAGTGCAATGGTCTGACCGCGAAAACAATAATCTATGGGTGCCAGCCGCAACAAATGAGTCTGGTGATCTTGAGTTAAACACGTCAGGCGTGTTAATGAAAGGAATTACCGTAAGTGGTCAAACTTTACTTTTAACCACACGCGATGCTCACGTTGCCAACTACATTGGCCCACCTTACGTTTACGGTATTGAGCGCGTTGGTACGAGCTGTGGCTTGGCTGCAAAGCAAGCTGCGGTTGTAGTTGACCGTGGCGCATTTTGGATGGGCGTTAATTCGTTTTACGCATACACTGGCGGCGCTGTGCAAGAATTGCCTTGCGACGTATCTGACTACGTTTTTAACGATATTAACAAGGGCCAAATCAGCAAGACTTTTGGCATGTCAAACTCAATGTTTGGCGAGATTACTTGGTTTTACCCCAGCGCAGCGTCAACGGAAAACAACCGCTACGTCACATATAATTACACAGAAAACACTTGGATGATTGGCGAACTGGCCCGCACGGCTGGCATTGACCGTGGAGCATTCCGCCAGCCCATGATGGCAGACGCTGATGACTATAAAATTTACGAGCATGAAATTGGGTTTGACTACGGAACCTTAACGCCATTTGCTGAAACTGGGCCATTCCGCATTGGTACGGGCAACCAAGTTATGAGCGTGACTGAATTATTGCCGGATGAAAAGTCGCAAGGTGACGTAAGCGCCGTTTTTAAGACACGTTTTTATCCAAACGGCACTGAGCGGTCATACGGCCCTTACTCCATGAGCAACCCAACGTCGGTCAGGTTTACCGGGCGTCAAGTTCGCATGCGGGTTGAGGGAGAGCGTTTAGCTGATTGGCGCGTTGGCATTAACCGCGTTGATGCTTTTGCCGGTGGCCGTAGATGACCCAGCAGAACCGTCCACCAGAACCGCAGGATAAGGATTGGCAGACCTGGGGCCGACGCCTTATGGCTTACCTGTCCCAAACCCGCTCTTCTTTGGTTCAACAAACTGGAAGCGAAAACGCAGCTGACGACGGCACGATTATGTGGGACAGGGTTAACAAGTATCCAGTTGTGAGCGGATCAGGCGCTTTTAAAGAGGTTGTACTAAAAAACGCAACCCCATCTTCAAGCGTCGGAGTGGCTGGTGACAAGGCTGGGCTGATTAGCTGGGACGCTTCATATATTTATGTTTGCACTGGCGCTTTCAACGCCTCTTCTCACATATGGAAGCGCGCAGCAATTACAGGGGGTAGTTGGTGATAGATAGCGAACTAGAGCGCTGCAAACCTTGGATCGAGGCAGCTTTAGGGTATAGCGGCGGAACTCACGACTTCATTGACGTGGCCGAAGGCATCTACAAAGGCACCATGCAGTTGTGGCCAACGCCAAAAGGGTGCATAGTCACTGAAATTGTGGTATATCCACGGAAGAAGATTTTAAACGTGTTCCTTGGTGGCGGTGAATTGAACCAGATTTTGGATATGCACGACGATGTAATAGAGTGGGCTAAGGTGCAAGGTTGCGCAGCCCTGACCATGACTGGCCGCTTTGGCTGGAAGAAACCATTGAAGGCGCACGGTTGGGAAGCCCAGCACACGTCCTACGTTAAGGAGTTCGGATAATGTCCAAAGGCGGATCAACATCCACAGCAGTGGAAATCCCTGAGTATATTGAGGATGCGGCAAAGCGCAATCTCAACAGGGCTGAAAGAATTTCTAAAATTCCCTTTACGCCGTATTACGGCCCTGACGTTGCGGCATTAAACCCAATGCAATTGGCCGCGCTCCAAAACACGTCTGATACTGCTAGTGCATTTGGCACGGCTGGCGGCAATATGTCCCAGAGAGACATTAGGGGCGGAATGGACGCACCCACAACCTACTCGGGCGGCATCCAAGGGTACTCAGCCGCACCGATATACGAGCAATCTTTGGAGGATTTAGCCACCGCCAGACCCGGCCAAAAAGAATACATAGATAGCTTTTTTATTGACCCGTATACTGG